TCAAAATACAGCGTGCTATCGCTAGATACAGCAAAGACACGATGGCAATGATGGTCAATCGCCGCGCAAGCTGAATCAATAAGCGACTGAATCAGCTTGTCATCTGTTGTGCCACTTATGCCGAGATATTCTTTGACGTTGTTGACGGTCGTATAATTAGCCATTTAGCATTCGATATAGACGACTGCGCCGCCGGTCTTTGTGTCACCGCCAGAGGAGATGACTAACTTCAAGCGCCCGACAACGGGAATGGAGGTGTAAACTTCGTTTGTGCCGTCATATGTCACGGTCGCGCCTGCTTGGTCGGTGACAATAGCGCGGGTCAAGTACAGCGCGTCATTGTTGGCATTGGTCAAGGTTAGCAGTGTTTGGTCAACGCCGTCGCCGGTGTTTGTCACACTCAGCACCGCGTCCACGCCGTCTACTAAATCGCCGTCAATCCATTTGACCATAGCTAATTCGCCGTTATACGTGCCTTCGCTGAGGATAGTCGCGTCACCGCTTCCGTCTGTCGTGCCTATCATTCGCACGGGTACAAATTCGCTCATTTCTTGCCCCGCTTGCTTACGGTTGTTTTTGATGTCGGCTCTTGGCCCAAGATTTCAACATAGCCGCGCAACTCCAACGCCTTAGCGCTTGAATCGTCTAGCTCCGTCTCAACTCCTGCCACAAAATACCGCTCACCCGTCAACACGCCGCGATAATCCATTATGAATTTTACGGTTGCCATACTAGCCCCCAATCATGTACACGATACGAACGGTCAACGCGCCAGCGGTTACATTGGTAAAGTCCGCGGCACTTGTGATGGTCAGGGTCGGATTAACGGCGGCGGTATGCTCTTTTGTTCCGGACGGAACTCCCGTTGTAATCATGTTAGCGGCGGCAAATACCGAAGGTGTGCCGGTATTGTAGCGGTCAACGTCTGAGCCATCGCCAATTGTCAGAACTGCGGATGTGTCACCCAAAAAGGCAGATACAGAAGTCACAAGTGCCTGAATCACACTTGCGCCAATGGGCAGGGTCTGCTTTAGCTGATACGTACCGACAGCCGCGCCGCCATCAGTGAATTGTGAACGGGTCACACGCTCTTCAATAAATCCGAACAATTGCCCGTCTTTGATGTTTAATAATTTGGTCATCGTACCATGTACCCCCAAACTTTGATGGTTAAAGCGCCCGCGTTGACGCTTGTGAAATCGGCGGCCGTTGTCACCGTCAAAACCGGTTTGAAAGCGGTCAACACCGGCTTAATACCTGATGGCAATCCCAATTCAATAATCGTGGCGGTCGTGAATACGCTAGGCGTGCCAGTGTTTAACCGGTCAACGTCTGACCCGTCTCCCACCGTAATCGCGGCACTTGTGTCATTGGTGAAGCCAGTCACGTCGGTAAGAATGCAACGCTCAATAAAAAAATTGACAGGCAATTCAAACTTGCACGTATACGTGCCAGCCGTCGAACCGCCGTCAGTAAAATCGCTATATAGTACGCCCGATTCAGAATAGACCTCTAGGTCTTGCACTACTTCGGGGATTTGAACAGTAGACATTGTGTTTTCTCCGTTATATGTAGGGGGTGTCCTAGTGACACCCCCTACAAGCTAACTATACAACGACGTTGTAAGAGATGGCGCTGGCTTCGGTGTCACGATAGACAAGGCCGAAGCGCATCAAAGCGACAATTTGCGTGGTGTCTGCTTCTGGGATTCGGCTTGTTTCCAAAGTCATGCGACGACGCCAACCGAACATCCATTGGTCCCAACGAACGGCCAAGATTGCCGATGTGGTGTTGTTGCCAGCGGTGTTGAGGTCAATATTCCCGGCGGTATTTGCAAGCCGCGAGGCTTGTGGTTTGTGCATGTGGTAGGAAGTCATAATCGGATAGCCAAAGATACCCGTCAAGCGTCCGCTTTCGATGGTCGCACCGCTGAACACGTCGCGGGTCTTTACGTCTGGCAATTCCAGCGCTTTGTAATGCACTTGGTAGGGGATGATAAACCCTACTTTTGTCACATCGACAGCATTCGCCCCGCCAACGCCCATGAGCTTGACGGTTTCGAGGAAGTCGGCCGAAGTCAACGCGCCTGCGTCCCGACTGTTTGCCGTGTTGGTGACAAGCGCCAATTTTCGGAATCCGTTAACGGTTAGCCAATATTCAGTACCGCCTGGAGTGTCGGCAATATCATTGATATTGACCGTCGCACCTGTGGCGGTGTCACCGTCGATGATGGCAGATTCTAAGTATTCCGCGCCGCTTGTCGCTAATTGGTTACGCATTTGAGCGACATAAGGCAAAACGGCATCTTCTTCCAATTCACCAGTCCAATAAATACGCGCCCCCATCTTTCCAAGTGATAGCGTTTGATTAGCCGTGCCCACATTCGACGCGGTGACGGTATTGCTCGGAATGCCGCCGGGGTTGCTCGTCAAGTTTGCGGCTTGAGCCACTTTGTACCAAGTGGGGTCTGTGGATTCCAAAGGAATCACGACAGATTCAGCGCCTTGTGGCACTTCCATTTGTGGCAGTTTGCTGAGAATCATTGCCTCATGGCGGATGGATTCCCACAATTGACCAGAGTAAGCAACGCCAACCCACTCGTCGCCATAGTTGGCTAAAGTGCTTTGGTTGATTTCGTTGGCTTTAATGCCGCTTGACTTCATGGCGTGCCGTGCCGTTTTCAGGGCTTCGGTGTTCGCTTCGATGTCGCTTTCAAGCCGTTTGGCTACGGCGCGTTTCATGTCAGCACTTGCGCCCATGCGTGAACGGCCGTTGCTTTTTGCGGCGTCCAACACACCAGCGGCAAAAGCCAAGTCGCCCAGCCCGACGTTATCATATTTGGCGGTATTGTCCGCAATGATGACAGCAGGTGCTGATTTGGTGACGCCGGGGTCATTGGTTGGGGTTTGTTCCAATTGCTCTACGCGAGCCGCGATTGATTTCACAGCATCGCCGATGTTGCCGATGGCGTCTAACACAGGGGTCAGGTCAACGGCTTGTTTTTCTTGTTCGTTTTCCATTGTTTTCACCTCATTGGATTGATTGATTGGTTGATTGTCAGATTCCGCGCCGTTGTCCTGTTCGGCCTCTGCGAATTCTGGAAACTCACTGATAATTGCCTTCATGCGCGGCAATGCCACCGCATACTGATTAGCCGGTTGCCGGTTGCCGATGGCATCGAATACGCTCAACTCGGCAACAGGCCACTCGGTGATATGTCCGTCTTGGGCAAAGCGTGCCAGATGTCCAATGCTACCGGATGAAGCACGGGCGATACCCTGTTTTGCCGCTTCCCAAACACGCCGCGCCATTTCGTTCGTCTTGTCTAATACCACATGATACCAACGGCCGTCGGGTCGGTCTTCAAATCCGACCGTCTTGCCGATGTATTGTGGCTCACCTGATGGTCTGCCGTTGGCGTCCATGCCGTGATAGTAGACGACAGGAGGCAATGGGTACTTGTCACCGTGAAGGCGTGTGCGGCTGTCGAAGAATTGCCCGTCACTGTCTAGCGTTGACGGGTCGCCAAATGGCACGCCCAAAACGTCAAGCTCCCAATCGCCGCGTGCCTTGACGCTTTTCTGTCTGTTAGCGGCCGATGTGGCGATGGCAAAAGCCCGTGATTCACAGGTGTCAGCCTCACCACCATCAGCGATACACGCGGCATATGAGGAGTTGAAAGCACCAACCCACACCTGACGCTTGTCAAGGCTCATGGCTTGGATATTTTCGGGTAGCTTTGGATCGCTTGCGTTTTCGTATGGCATAAAACAAAAAAGGCGCAGAATCCGTAGATTTCTGCGCCGTTGACTTTCGTGAAGGGCTTGTATTATTTTGGCGAGGCCACCCCCTGAGGGCTTATCTCTCTTTTATGGACGCGTCCATGTGGCATGTCTTTATTTTAGCACAGGTTGTCGTGTCTTGTCACTATGCACAAAAAAAGCCCCATTGCTGGGGCTTGTGTTGGTTATTGTGGGCGCATTGTCAATGTCTCATCCCATGCCGCGCCGTTGCTGTGTGCGCCGTAAACTCGCATCAATGATTTTGGACGATCAACCCACCATCCGCATTTCTGATAATCTGCTTTTGCTTCGGCGTCATAACCATACCAACGCCCATCGTAATCCATCGCAACGCACACCACCCAAGCGGGCATGTTTTGCCAAAAGTCAGCGCTGAATGTGGGGCGTGGCTTTGGCGCGGGTTGCGCTTGGGCTTGCCCTAGCTCGTCAGGCGTTGGGCGTCTGCATTCGTGCCACCGATACCGGAATTCCTCAACCCCATCAATTGTCCATCCTGTCGCACTATTGACAATTGACCATGATGTCGCGCCCTCGGCCCAAGTCATCGGTATGCCATCCTTATCAACGCCAGCAAAATATCCACGCGCCCATGTTTCTGCTGTCTTATCCCGAACCATGACCGGCTCATCAATCACAAAATCGTCATATGGCGAGACTTCGATGAGGTCGTAATCTTCCTTTTCAGCACATACGCTTCCATTTACCGTATGTCTGTATAGCTTTCCTGTTTTAGTCATGCTCAAAACAGGATATTTTTCAATCCCCGGCCTGTCCACACACAGCACCCGCGCCGGTTCGCCGTTCCTGTACTTGTACTGCTTATCCATGCTAATCTTCATTTGTCGTCTCCTCAATAATTTTATCTAACACCTCAACAATCAAATTGCGTGCAATCAGCCGCCGCGAATATTCGGTGATGTCTGCAAAGTCACCATTACGGAAGCGATTCATCGCCACATTGACGAGCCACCACATCACGCGCTTAACGTCGCCATTGGTTGGCGCTTGTGGCAGGTAAAGCAATGACGCTTTGCCGCTCTCAAGGTTGTCAACCATGCCGTCGAGCCGCTCAATTTCTGCTTGGCTCATGCGCCGCCCAAAGCCTAGCGCGGATTTTACCGCGTTATACAGCCGCGTTTTCGATTCGTAGTGGCGCTTTTGTGATTGGTCGTATGTCTCACTCATCTTCATTCATCTCCTCATATGCCTTGACGAACTCAAGGCACGCCTGATACATTTTCTTTGCCGCCGCCTTTTCTTGTGGCGATTCAACGTCGTCTAGGCTCTCCACACAGTCCCGCAAATCGGGTAGTGTGTTTTGAAAGCGGGTATAGCTCATGTTAGCCATTGCTGTTTACCTCGTCCGTATCTGTCACCATCATAATCCATGCGCCATACATTGCGATTTGCTTGTCTGTGTAGCCATGCGATTCACCAATTTTTTGATAATGTTCGCGCCAATGTTCGTATGTGTGGCGCTCACAACCGATGCTAATGTACCCGGCAGCTGCCACTCCGTGATGCCCCCCGAAGTAGCATAAGGAAAAATTGCCGTCTGCCTCGCTTAGGTTTGCCCCGCGTAGGTCTGCCAAGCGTAGGTTTGCTTCGCGTAGGTTTGCCCCGCGTAGGTCTGCCAAGCGTAGGTTTGCCTCGCTTAGGTTTGCCCCGCGTAGGTCTGCCCCGCGTAGGTTTGCCCCGCTTAGGTTTGCCAAGCTTAGGTTTGCCCCGCTTAGGTCTGCCTCGCTTAGGTTTGCCCCGCGTAGGTTTGCCAAGCGTAGGTCTGCCAAGCGTAGGTTTGCCTCGCTTAGGTTTGCCCCGCGTAGGTCTGCCAAGCGTAGGTTTGCCCCGCGTAGGTTTGCCCCGCGTAGGTCTGCCGATTTGCCTTCTTCTCTCGCTTTCTCAATTATTGCTAATACATCACTGCGGTTCATGCTTGTCTCCTACCGGTTACAATGCCACCGGTGGGGCGTGTTGGGGTTGGTTGGTTGTTAGTTAATCTTTTCGATTCTTTTTGTTTCTTGGTTGTAAATACACCACTTTTCGCCGTTGTTGAATGCTTCCGCAATTTCTAAAATGTCGGCGGGTGTATTTGGTAGGAAGTTTTCAAGTTTGCCGGTATCGTGGTTATATTTTGCCCATACACCGCCAACCATTGAGCAGATTGCGCGATGGTCAGGTGTTGGCTGTACTTCCCACACCCAAGGCAATACTTGTTGCTTGCGTAGCTTTGGCGCTTTTTTGTATTGCCCTTTTGCGTGGTCAGTGTTGGCGATGAATTGCCCACCCTTGTAAACCTCGCCGTTTTTGCCAATTTCTCCACCTTGTTTTGCTTGTCTTTGAGTTGTCATCGTTTGTCTCCGTTTGTTTTTGCTTGCCAATCAATAATGATATTATAGTCCTTATGTTATCATAAGTCAATACCCAAAATGACAAGTCCGCAAAACACGTGAAACGCGGAATAAACACGGAAAACGCAAAGCGCCCCGATGGGAGACAGTCACCGGAGCGCTTCGCTAGGCGGAACAAACGTGTGTGCTATTACTTACAGTATATCACGGGCTAGGGCTTCGTGGCAATGATTTTGTAACGTACTCCCTCCACGCGCCCAATCGCGGCGACCATCGCCCACACTTGGCGCTTCCACTTCTCAAGCTCTTCGGCGTCCATGCAGATGTTGCCAGTTTGCGGGTCTTTGGTGAGTGTGTATTGTGGCGTCGGTTCGGTCATTTTAGCACCTTGTCGATGGCATCCTGAAAATGCCCCTCAATTGTCTTTTGTTCGGCTGTCAAATCGGCGGCCGTTGTCGGCCAATGCCCGACGTGCATCCATGCCTGAGTTTCTCGCACCTTGACGAATTGCTCATACTGTCCACGCCCCTGATTTGCACCGGTCGAATATACGCGGCCTTTAACCGTTCGGCCGTTGACTTCAATCTCTTTCACGATACTGCGTTGCAATGTGAAAGTGCGGATATACGTCGGCTTTGGCGGCGGGTATTTCTGCACGCGCTCATGGAGTCCGTCGATACTTTCCTCCATTGGCGGTCTTGCCCATTTTGCAAAGTCCTCAAGATTTGCGAGTTTCTTTTCGAGGGCGTCAAGCCCTTTGATTTGAATTGCTAGACTCATGGTATGATGCTCTTTACTATCTCACGTTCACCACATCGGCACCGGGGATGCGCGGGAGGCGGGTCTTGTACGGGCAAATCTGGATCGTAGCTTCCGGTGATGAATCGCTTTTTACCGTTCATCGGTTTGCACACCAAACACACCCGCTCGTCTTGCATGGTATACCATTCAAGAATAGCCACACCTGCCAATGACGCCAAAGCCACCGCGCCCAAGCGATAGCCGGTCGTGCCTTCGGTCGTGGCTATCATCTCTGCCCGTGTCTCTGAAAAAATGATGGTGTCAAGGCGCTCGATTAGCGCGTCAATCGGTTGCCCACTTTCAATCCATGCCTCGATAGTGTCTCGCAGTTGCTTTGTCAGTGTGTCGGCAATTTGGTCAACGGCCGTTGACGCCCTGCGGATAGCTTCGGCGTTGGCGGTCGTCAATGCTCTGCCCGTGTCCTGATACAGCCCGTTTTGTGCTAATCTGTCGGCTGAGGAATTGGCACCGATGTCTGAGGTTGCAATAAGCAAAGCCACAAGCGCCAACTTTAACCCGTCGGTATTATCTCGGACTTGCTGGGGCGCTTGTCTGATTTCGTCAAGCGTCATGCTCTCATTTATCAGCGATTCACGCATTAGTAATAGTGCGGCGGCAATTGCAACGGCGGCTTCTTTTTCGGCTTCGTCTCGCTCGTCGAGGCTAAACGCTTGCCGCTCGTTGTCGATGTTGATGGCTTTCAAGTAGCCACGTTCCAAGCCGAGTTTGACAATTGATTCAATCATAGCCATTCATGTCCCGTTACGTGCAAAATAAGCCATTCTTCATCATCGGCGTCAATCCATCGCCGCCCGTCGTCTTCGGGTAATTGCGGTATATACGGCTGATGTGGGCGATAATTAAGCGCGGCAATCCAGAGGAGGAGTAACATTATCGGATAATCAAGCCTTTGAAAATAGCTGACACGTTCGCATTACTTGACGCATCTCGAATAGCGGCAATAGTCAATATGTCAGATGTTCCGGTATAGCCAAGCGCCATGATAATACGCCCTAGATTTTCCGTTGTACTTGTGCTTGTCTTAATCCCAGATTGTATGAAGTCCGATCCCAGAATATAGCCGCCCGTGACTGCTGATGCTGTAACATCGTATTCTATGCCGCTGTATGGAATAGTGTCTAACGGCACAAAGTTTGCACCCGTCAAGGTTGGGCGAAAAAGTATCTGATAATGTATCGGGTTGTCCGTCTTGACCGTGTATGATGCGGGGATATATAGCGCCCGATTTTCAAACCCGTTGAAAGTTGCCGCGATTCTAAAGCTCAAAACGGGAATGAATGTGGTACTAACTGTAGTAGTAGCAAGTGGACTTGCTGTGTTGAATGCCATGAAATGAAAGCCCGGCATTTCAAACAGTCGGTCACCCCCTTGGCTTTTAACGGTGCTACAAATGGCAACGGCCGTTGCACTGGCGCTCTTTGCCATCGTGTACAGGAAGCCTACGCCGTTATACTCATCACCATAACCGAATTCGACAATGGTATTGCTTGCCGTGTTGTACACTTTCCAATACGGCGGGAGCGTTGCCGTCTGCCAATAGCCCGACGCCCTCACGTTGTCATTGTTGATTTCGGCAACTTTGGTTGGTATGCCATCGCTAACAAGCGAAAACTGAATCCGCCCGACTTTCAGCGATTGGAAGCTAATACGGAAGATTTGAGCATACTGCCAATTGACGCCGGTTTTCTTTGCTGTCCATGCTGATTGTGGGATAGTTTCTAGCGTAGTCGTACCCGTCACAGTTGATCGGAGGAACACAGCCGCCACACCGCCTAAATTTGCCTTGTCCATTACGCCGGTGTGGTCTATTTCTTGCCCTGAGCCGGGTGTATATGGCACGGCGTAATGTTGACGCATACCCGCGATTGTGCCGGTTGTCGTGTTATTGATAGATAGTAATATATCTCGGCTACTTGCCTGATGCGTTGCCGTTCCTCCCCCTGTGCTGATGTCGTCAACTAATAGCGGTTGTTTATCATAGATGAACTCAACATCTGAGCGGTTGCCGGGTGGGGCTACTCGTTGCTCGCCAAATTCCGACATGCTGAGATTGTCGCTGGGTGCTGTGGGAATAATAACGCCCGCTTCAATTTCTTCGATGCTTGTCTTGAGATTTCCGCCGGCTGTCGCGTTGATATTGATATAGACATCAGGCGTGCCCCCCGCCCGCTCAGCCATCAAAATTGTTTTCGTTAGTGCGGCATCATCTTGGCCTTCGATGTTGTCAGCTACGCGATGGCTAGACGTGACACCTGCTACCTTCTTGAATTGCGTGCAAAGGTTAAACGCGGTTTGTGCCGTGCCTCCGTTTGTGTATTTGATTCGGAAATATGGCCCAACGGTCTGAACTGCCCAAGTCTTGCACGCGCCGCCGTTGGTATAGGTGTAATTGTCGGTCGTCTTATATGTTATGCCATCCGTGCCAAATTGAAACTCCACGCCGTCGGTGGCGCTTGGGGCGTCTGCCGTGCATGAAATAATGATGCTTGCGTATTCGATGACGTTGATACCGATACCGGTGAATACTTCGTCAATACCCAGCGGGTCGGTCGTGGTGTTACCCGCGTCAACCGTGCCGTTGTTCATCATGACGACATTGGCCATCAGCGCCCCGTCATTGTCAAGTGTTACGCTGATGGCAGTGGCGACGGGTAGGGTTGACGCGGGGGATACGGTTGTGACGTTAGCCATTATTCGAACTCCGTAGTCGTGCGTGCCGTCTCGATTCGCCCTTCGCGGTCACGTTGTACAGTCGTCAACTCACGCGCCCGACTTGGGAACTCGACAGTGTTTTCAACCGTCACAGCTGGCGATTCGACGTTGACGACTGGCGCGGGTTGCTCCGGTACGTTGACGGTCACAACTGGCGCGGGTTGTTCGGGCATTGTCACGTAAATGTTGGGCGCTTCGGCTTTGTACTCCACGTTGGCCGGTTGTACGGTGACATCCCGTTCGGTGATGTTGATGACTGGCGAGATGGTCAACGGCCGTTGGGCGTCTTGCTGTTTGCGGCTGTTGATGTCATCAATAACCGCCTTGAGCGTGTCCATGTATATCCGCCGGTCGGGGTCGATATATGGCTCTCCATCTTCCTCGACAATGGCGCGTAAATCCTCAAGCTTCAACACCACGCGCTTAAATTCTTCGATAGGCACTTGCCCTTTGCGGCTCTTGTACCATTTGCGGAATTTTCGCTCCTCATCTGCTTTGGCTAGTTTGGCCTCGATTGTCATGTCATCGATGGCGCTTGGCTCTTGCATCAATTCAGACGGTGGCGTCTGTGGCGCTTGGGGTTGCTCGATTATCATGGGCGCTTGCTCTTGCCATATCACCATCCCCTCTGGGAAGTCATCGACGTTGATACCGATTAAGAAGCCCGCCGCTTCCGGCGTCATGCCCATCTCGACATACCTAAGCCCTGCCACACTACGCGAGGCTTCGTCAACTTGCATTGACGGGTGCTGTTCAAGCAAGATAGCCAACTCCGCGCCATACGCCATAATGTCAGCATCTTCATTGATAAGTGTAGCTAGATATTCAAGTCGAGAGCCGACGGCTTGCGTAAACTGTTTCTCCACGATATTGGCTGTGGCGTAATTGGCGCTTTCAGCCATGACTAGAGTGTATGGTACTTCATAAGCGCTTAGGATAGCTTGGATTTGTGCCTTCTCTAACTCAGGCATTGCCAAGTCGGCCGGCTTAAGCGATAGCTGTTGGACGGTGATACCTTCACGCACGGCAATCGTGCGATATTCACGCCGGCTTGTTGCACCCTTGCGCCGGTTGAAAATGCGTGAAAAATACCCCTCAAGCCGCGCCTTATCCGTGTCGCTCGTTGCCGCTGGGACATTTATCATGTACACAGGCAAACCGCCATTGTCATACGCGCCGTCGGCTGTCACCGCGATGCCGTAAAGGATTTGCGCGGCGAGGCTTGTGGCTTGCGCGGCTGATGGAGGCGGGTCAAGCTCAGATTGTCCCGGCAACATGAACACAATTAAATCTTCGGCTTTGATGGTCGTCTGTTGCCCGTTCGCTTGGTTGGTGCGGATGTAGCGCGTGTAGCCTTTCATGGCGTCGATGCTAGTTTCATCAGGCTCTATCGTTGTTGGGTCAAGCCATCGCACCCCGATAAACTTACGGCCGTTTCTTTGCTTGAGCAGATAGGCCACACCGGACAATTGTAAAGCCTCGTCAATGCGCGGTGCTAGCTTGTGCCAATCAAACTTGAACGGCGGATTGTCAACCTCGTTATCATTGACGCGCCAACGGTACGGCACTTCCATCGTTTTCGACTTGCGCCGGTTCAGGGCGATAAACACATAAGGCACGGTCGCCACAAGTCGGGACGCTTGCGAATCGCCGCCGCTGATAAGGTCGATGAGTTGCCGGTCAAGGCTCATGCTCTTGATTTTGCCATTGGCAAATAAATACGTGCCGGGTGGCATGTCGGTTGCTATTTCTGCTATTCTTTGCTCGTAGCTCATATGATTAAATCCCAAAAACGAACAAGTCACCGACGCCGATCATGTCTTGCTCATATGCGTATCTTAGCGCGTCAATCGCGTGATTATTGGCGTCAAGCGGTTGCCGTAAAGCGTTGCCGTTCTTGTCTTCGCGCCATTTGTATTGCTGAAACTCGTTGCGGACGTTCACACATCGCTTGTCTATTACAATGTTCTTTTGTTGTAGCCATTGGACGCCATGAATCACACTATCGCGTCCCTTTGCCGCTGGGATGGCATTTATACCATAGCCCTGAAGCTCGGCGATGCTTTTAGGCTCGGCGCTATCACAGGTAATATATCCGCTACTAATAATCGATTTGATTTCAGTCGCCAACATGTGGTTTGTCAGTCCGCGCTCATAAAGCTCGTCGAATATGTAGATAGTTTCCGTTCTCTTATCATAATGGGTGCAAATTAGCGCGGCGGGGTCTTGGCTGAATCCAAAGTCAAGCCCGAACCGCATACTTGTAAATTGGTTGTACATGTCGCTCAAATCTTCCGTGCGCCAATTGGTAAAGATGACATTGCCTAGCACGCCCCAATTACCGAATGTGTACACGCTTCGATAATATTCGTCCTTTTCGTTTAGCAGGTCTTTGATGTCGTCTTCTGTCAGGAATTCATTATGCACGTACCATGTTTTAAGTATGCTGAGGTCATCGCCGTTATATTCTGTTTGGTCATCAGCCCACGCGACGGGGTTGAAATATTCGGTATAAATCCAGTGACTTTGCAATATCGGATTAAACGATAGCGTCATGCGCTTGGGCACATCAGCACGCCCACCGCGTTGGCGCTTGTATAACTCTTTTACGCTTTGATGGTCGGTCTCGGTCGCTTCTTCAATCCAGATGTCAGTAATAACGCCCTTCTTGGGTGTGATGGATTTAACCTTCTCGGTATCGTCTAAGCCTGTAAATAATATCTGATACCCATTCTTGCACGTTATCACCATTTCCGATTTGTTGGAATTGAACAGGTGCGACACGCCCCATTTGCTGATGACCTTTTCGATTTCGTTATACACTGACCGTCTGATGGTACGGGCAACAGCACGGCAGATGAGATAATTACGTCCGCCTTTCATAATGTCAGTAACTGCCCGTTGCGCCAAAAATACGCTTTTACCACTACCTGACCCACCGAAGAATAACTGCGTGCGTGCATAGTTGACAAGGTGTGGGCGATAAATGTCATTGAAGACACGCGGGTCAATGCTAATCTCTGTCATCGCTTACCGTCACACGGATAAAATCGCCGCTATGCTCGACTTTCTGAACCAAGTCACCCATCAAGTCAAGGAATAATTTTGCATGTTGGGCGCTTCCATTTATCGCCTCGCGTGCAATAGAGCCATATACATCGGGCGCATGTTCCTGTATTCGCTTTCGTGCGCGGGCGCGTGCCTCGTCTACAAGCCCATCAAGTTTCTTCCAACGTGACAACGTGACAGCATTAACGCCCATTAGATCGGCTAATTCTTGTTGTTGTTGCGGTATTCGCTCAGAAGATGGAAGCGCTAACCATTCTATAAACTTCTCCTGATTAGCGCTCCACTGATTAACATTGTTATACATTGCCATCCCGTCCATCATCCTGCCCAGCGACATAGCCGAGCATGAAGCAAACACTCCCAAAAACGACGCAACCCAACACAAAGCCAATCCACATCAAGGCGCTTCCTTTATCAGCATTGATAGCACGCCCTTTGTATCCTCAACACAACATTGATGACACACTTTTTCACCGCTCTCCAACTCCCACCCGAACGGCGGGACGCTTTCAGCCATCAATGGCGATTGACACCGGTTGCACGTTTCTACCATTGCCGCCGGTTGTCTAGCTTGTGCCAACATACGCACCAAGTCCAGCGCTTGGGCGTCCACTTCGAAGCACATCCAACAACGGCCGTTGCCCGTCAAGCTACCACATCGTTTGCATTTCCCGTATATTGCAAAGCTCATTCGGCACCTTGCATAATATCGTCAAAGTTTGGCGCTGGAGCGTGGTCGCTCACCAACACATAGCGAATTCTTTTGTTAAGACAAAGCTCAACAAGGCCATTCCCTTTGCTAGCTTGCGCTGTCTCGATTTCATCAGCGGTCACCCAACGGGCGTATAACATTGTGTCATTTTCATCCATTATTTATTCACGTCGTCCCCTTTATTCGCTTCTGTTTGCGCCGCAATTGTAAAGATGACAGATAGCGCATCTTCGCTACTCATCTCACGATACGCGCCTGATTTGGGGCATGTCGTGGACAAACAACGGGACGCACTGACTGAGGTGCAATTGCGGCATTCGTTCATAGCTTACATTTTAGCACAATTGGGGGATGGTTGTCACTTGGGCGTAAATTCTCCGCATTGCCATGTATAGCCACGTTCGGGCACCGCCATACGCTCGGCAATCTCAGCCGGTACTGTGCCGTCGCCTGCGTAGGCCAAGACAATCGCGGCATAAATAGGGCACGCCGGAAAGCGCTCCGTGTTAATGAAGTCTTCCGCACCTTTGGCGCAATTCGCGCAATTCCGATTTTGCCAGTCTGCCCACTGTGTACCGCTTGTGAAAGGTTGTTTGTTATCCATCGTTGTCTCCTAAATTGAAAACGCCCGCGCTTCTGGTGATGCTCGGCAATGCCGACAGGAGCGGGGCGTTATTCACTAAACTAAAATTCTAATCCCATCTGAGCAAATGTCACTTGCTTTGGCTTTTCCTTAACTGCCTCTTCCATGTTCTTGACAGCTTGACGAAAATATGACGGCTTTAATTCGATTCCGATTCCGATTCGATTGTTGATAATCGCGCCATAAACTTCTGACCCAACGCCCATAAATGGCGTCAAAACTTTTTCACCTTCATTTGTCCACATCACAACCGCCCGTTCGATTACATCTAATTGCAACGGGTGAACGTGTTTCTCGTCTTGTTGGTCGCGGGATTGACGGTATGGCAAAACGCGGTCAATGCGAATATCATGCCAATGGCTAGAGGCATAACGCCGCCAAATTTGATGCGACCATTTATTTTCAATTTGCTTGCCTTTCCAATTGCGATATGGTTCAAGCTCTGCGGGCATTGGTTCACTTCCGGCATATTCTGTAAAACCGTTCTCGTGTGTCACCGGCACAGGGTTGTCGCCCCGTTTGCGGAATGTCAAAAGATAATCACTCCCCGCATTATTTGACAACGTTGCATCCTCAACGACTGTCTGATGTGCCAACGCCTTCATCATGGTGCGATTACGAACACCTAACGGCTCTTTCCAAATGTCGTAACGGCTAACATACTCCCAATTGCCATGACCACAAGTGCCTATCTTTTTGTCCCATTTTGACGCGGTGCATGTCGGGTCTTGGCATTGACAATGAAGCTCGATAATGTCATCAGGGAAATTACGCGAAGCATCGCCGCGCCCTGTATTGCTGAATGGAACATCCATGCAATGTACAGCAGTAAAGCGCCCCGGCATTGTTATGCGGTGAATCTCGTCAATGACAAATTGATAATGATACATGAAGTCATTGTAATCGTTGTTACTCAAATCACGCTCATTGCTCGAATACTGATACAAGCCAGCAAATGGCGGTGAATATACCGTCAAATGAATGGAATTGTCGGGCAACTCTGGCATAACTTCCATACAATCGCCGCAATAAATTGCATAATCTTCTGTTATTTTTTGATCTAAGACAGCCATTTTGGAACCTCCACAGGTTTGTTATATTGAAACAATCGGTCAACTTCGATGGCATCATTCATATGAGCCACTAATTCAGTAAACATTTCAGCCGCTTGGTCGGCTTTGCGTTGTAAATTCTCTTGTATTCTGACTTGCCCTTCTGTCAGCACATGGTCAACAACAACCTCGTTAGTCTGACCAAATCGCCAGTGACGGCGAACTGCCTGATAGAGTTGCTCATAACTATGAGAAGGGAAATAGACAGTGTGGGCGCAATGTTGCCAATTCAATCCCCATGCGCCGATCTTCGGTTTGGTAATCAACACTCTGATTTCACCATCTGAAAAAGCCTTAAACTTTTCTTCCTTGCTATCATCATTGTCTTTACCTGACACTTGAACCGCATCATGTATGAGACTTTCTAACAAATCGCCCTCATCATTTAATTGACACCACACCGTCGCCGGTTGACCTGTGCCGTTAACTAATTCAGCCGCTTTTTCGCATCGCTCTTGAATCGTGCGCCGCCGTTCTGCTAATTCTTCTTGACGGTTAATTGCCACCACATTAAAGAGCATACCCTCAGGCGCTTGCCTAGCGGCGATAACGTGTTCATTGACGGTCAACTTTGGCAAGTCAAAACCATCATTTGCAAATCCCATGTCAGACGGTTTGCGTAATGCCCGCGCCCAACTTGACACCCATTGCCAAAATTTTTGTTCAGCATGCCCCTTGAATCGCCATTTGTCATCAGCAGACCAACGCCCGTTGAATCCGTGTGATGTGTTGTTTTTGTTGGTAAAGAAACGGCTCAACATATCCATATAACCCAGATACCCAAGCGCCTCGCTAGACGTGCCCAACTCTGTGAAATCGTTTGGCGCGGCCGTTGCTGTGCCAAGTAACCGATATTCTTTTTTGCGCATAAAATCAGTGATTTGTTGTTTGCGCATCCCGTCAAACGATTTTAGGATGCTTGATTCATCACACACCACACCAGCAAAGTCGTCTGAGTTGAATAGGTGCAACCGTTCGTAATTAGTGATAACAATGGGCGTGTTAATCTCACCACGTTCTGAGCGACTTGCTTCAATTCCAAACTTATTAGCTTCTTTTGCGAATTGCATTGCAACGGCCAACGGCGTCAAAATCAAAACGGGCTTGCCTGTTTGATTGACTACGTTTTGCGCCCACACCAACTCCATCAAAGTTTTGCCAAGTCCACAATCGGCGAATGTTGCCGCGCGTCCTTTCTTGATTGCCCACTCGATAATCGCCTTCTGGAATCCAAAAAGGTAATCAGGCATAAATGATGGGTCAAATCCATAATAGCCGTCTAGTTGTGACTTCTGTCTAATCCATAGCTCGTAATCACTCATATTGTCTCCTGATGCAAAACTGCCTAGCGTCCGGCGTAGGTGAGGGATGCTAGGCAGTTTGCCAAATTATAAAATAATTGCTTTTCGTGTCGGTTCCTACGCCAGACAATGTATATACTAACACGTTATGATAACATTGTCAATATATTGACACATATTCGCTCATAACTGCCACCTCCCGATACGATGACTCAGCACGCTTGTACGCCGCTTGCCATCCTCGTCAAACTCACCGCCGATAATCGCCTTGCGGTCGTCTGCGTCCAGCTTGCGCACACTCACCTCGACGGTAAAGTGAACATGATGCCACCCGCCCGCGTCCCACTCGTGCAAAACGGCCGTTGGCAGGCGCTTGTCAAACTCCGGTGTCGCTTTCAGTGGGCCATAGTTGGGCGTCACGTCATACGCGCCGGGTTTATTCCACGTCCAGCCGGTGAAGCTCGACTTTTCGCCGCGCGTGATGGCCTTGACGGTTGCTATTTGTGCTTTGCAAATCGGGCAGATAATCATACCGCCACCTTAACCTTTTTAGGCGCTGGCAATGCATCCTCATAACTTCTACGCCGTAGCCATCCGCGCTTACCTCCGGCTTTTTTTGTGTACCTTACTGGGTACATAATAACGCGGCCATCCTCTAGGGTAAGCTCCCACACGTTACCTAATGGCAACCACTCTTTACTCAGAGAATTGCCAGCGGCGTGTATCAATTCTGCATTGACAACCTTCATCCATGTTTTATTCATCGCGTCTTGTACTCCTTTCTCGCCCCGCAATCTCTACAAGTCCACACCTCCCCCCGCTTGGTGATGGTGATGGTGATTGATGCGACTTGGTAGCACGCCGGACATTGGCGGCGTTCTGTGGTTGTGGTTGGTTGGTTTTTCATGATTGCACCATAATTCCATTAACAAATGACAATACTGCAAAATGATGCTCTAGCTCTTGGCTTGTAATTGTTTTTGCTCCCATATCGCTACGAGCAAAGAAGTGCATAATCTTACCGCTGTCGTAAAGCACATCACGAAAATGATAAAGGCCACCCTCTTTGAATAGGACTTTTCCGCATCTTACGTATGACTTGTTACACGCCGCGTCCTTGATTCCAGATCGGTAATTATGACTAAATGATTTAATGTCATTTAATGTCATTGACTGAGGTGCTTTATACCATTCAATAGGAGGACTTATCTCAGCGCCGTTTTTTTCTAATGTGCCAAATGGATAGCTATTCGCTTTTCTGTCTTTTTCTGTTTCCCATATCCAAATTGTTTTATATCCTGCTTTTGCGTGGTCATGCTCCCGCTCGTCTATTTCATCATAAGTTGTTGATGCATATTGAATTTCATACGCCACCTTTGCCCCGTTGTATTCCATTGCCACATCTATTTCACGCCAGCTTCGTATCATACCCTCAGCCCTGATACATTTCTCTAGCTCAACGGAAGCAGTCGGAAACTTAGCTAATAATTCATTGTACAAAAACTCTTTTGCGTTTTTATGCGCTTCTGATTCAGATTTTGCGTTTGGGTTGCCAGATGGATAATAAACATGAGCAGACATATGCTTGCTATCAACCGCTCTAATTTGCACCCACTCGCCAGTATTTGGACACACAAGATTGCGCCGCTTTTTGTTATCCTCTTGCAGTCGCAACAATTTATCGTTGCTTAAGCTGAAAACATATTGCTTGGTATTTATATCTTTATTGAAGAATGAAAGTCTCATAATTGCCTCCGGTTACACTTAGGTTACGGTTACACTTGGTTACACGTTTTTCCGTTTATACGCCATAATGTCGATATATATATACGTTATGTACGTAATTTACTGTAACCAAGTGTAACCGTAACCGACTACTCGACTGAACAGGTTACACTTCGTCATACAAAAGCCCGATTCCGATATACCCGCGCTTTGTTGCCCCGCTTATCTTTTTACTACCTGCGTCAATACCTTTTGACGCTAAACTCTGCGTAAAGCGCTTACGCCCAACGGCCGTATACCCCTCGTCGTCACACCATCGCTTGTATGCGCTATGCAATTGTGAGCCAACCACAAAGGCGTCGTCTTTCACGATACATTGTTGTTCAACGAATTGGGCGATACTATCCAACGCTTCGCGGTGTTCCCGTGTTTTCTGTGCGACTTCTTCGGGCATTGGCAAGCCCTTACCGCCTTGCTTGTACCAGTCAATCGCCCCGCTCACCATCCACGCAAAAATAGCATTGAGCGATTCGGGCGCTTGTAGTCGTTTCTTGAGCGTTTTATCTTCACTACCTAGAAAAGACTTTGGATAATGAATGACGCGCAACCGCCCCCACGCGGCATCGTCGTCAACGTCGGTATTTGCTTCAAAGTTGGACGTGAGCCATATTTTGAATTGTGGGCGATAGCTGAAATGGTCGCGCCGCTTAAATGAGCAGTATATATCATCACCACCCGTCACCTTCTTAATAAAAGCGGGATTAAGTTGTCCGCGTCTTTGAGATTCACTAGCTGTAATAAAACGCTTATTCTTAAGCGGCGCAAGGTCGAAGTTGCTTGTATCGCCATAGCGCTTGCTTGTGAATGTTTCCATATCAACGCCGGTTGATAACATGCCCATAATGAGATTCACGGTTTCCATTGTCGTCCCCTTGCCTGAGCGGGTCATACCAAACAAATAAAACATGACTTCTTCCCAAGTGTGCCCCGTCAATGAGTAGCCAAAGCCAAGCCGCATATACTCGATTACCTCAGCAGACAGTCCACAAGAGAATAAGAATTCAAGCCAAAGATCGGCGCGTTTTTCTAGCTCTTTGTGGTATTCGATTGTCAGGCAATAGGTGAAAAGCTGTGTCGGGTTGTGTGGCTCAATTTCGCCAGTCCGTAAATCAACAACTCCGTTTTTGCAATTTACATGGTCGGGCGATTTGTCAAATTCTGAAATACTCACGAAGATACTGGACGACTTGGCTAGTTGCGCTTTTGTACCGGTGACATTCTGCCTCCATGACGCGCACAGCTTCGCCCGTTTCCATTCCTCGATTGATGCGTACAACTCACGCCGCTTGATTAGCGTGTTTGTGATAGCACGCTCAACCGCCTGCTCTGCGCCTTCCTGCTCCCAATAACGGCCGTTATAACGCATCCAACCATGTGTGGTTGTACACTTGAACTTGCCACCGTATAAAACTAATACGCATTGACTGTGCCCTTCGTGGTCAACTTCGGCCGTTAATAGTGCTTTTCTTTGCTCGTCGGTAATATCCATGTTAGACCTCATCGTATACACTCGCAACCGCTACCGGTTCGACGTGCTTTATAGATGGCATTGCTACATCGTAAGAAATCAATTCATAGTATTTGTCAGTATATTGTCTTAAGTGCATATCTTGACGAGCGGCAACCATAACCATTACAT